TGGCTATCACCCGGGAAGCCGATGGAGGACCGCGCGTATGACTTCAGGGCAATTTCACTTGGTCCCGCTTGGCGACATCCACGTCAAGCGGGACGAACGGCAGCGACGCGAACTGAGCGACATCGACGTGCTGGCGGACTCGATCAACCGCCTGGGATTGATCCATCCTATCGTCGTTACCCGGGACTTTGAACTCGTCGCGGGCGAGCGTCGATACACGGCCTGCACCAGATTGGGATGGACTGCGATCCCGGTGCAGTACGTGGACGAGCTTGACCCCCTCAAGTTGGAGGCGATCGAGCTTGAGGAGAACATCAAGCGTCAGGATATCTCCTGGCAGGACCAGGTCAACGCCGTCTCTCGGTGGCACGCTCTTCGGCTGCGCGCTGATCCTACGTGGAGCCAGGCGGATACTGCCGAGGCAATAGGCTTTACCAAGCAGCACATCAACAGACTCATACTGGTTGCGGAGGAGATGGATGACAACAAAATGGTTGCGGATGCTCCTAAGCTGTCCACGGCCTTGGGCATCGCTCAGCGTGCGCGGGAACGCCGCGACGAGGCCAACCTCAGCCGACTGCACGAGCACTTCGAGGTCAGGCCCGAGGTCGAGCCAGAGTCGATCCTCACGACGGACTTCACCGACTGGGCGCTCGGGGACAGTCCGTGGCGGTTCAACCTGATCCACTGCGATTTTCCCTATGGAATAGGAGCGGACGACTTCAACCAGGGTGGGGCCGCTGCCCATGGAGGTTATGCCGACACCCCAGAGGGATGGCAACGGCTGATGATGGCCTTGGAGATCACCACCAAAACTATGACGGCCCCGTCGTGTCACCTGATGTTCTGGTTTGCTATGCGAAAGGCCGACGAGCGACTGTATGAATGGACCTGTCGCCAGCTCGAGAACATTGGCTGGGATATTAACCCTCAACCCCTAATATGGATGAAGTCAGATGGAGCCGGTATCTTACCCGACCCTGAACGAGGTCCTCGCCAAATCTACGAGACATGTCTCTTTGGGTCAAGGGGCGACCGTAAGATTGTTAGAGCGGTTGCAAACGCTTACGCAGCTCCAACTGTTAGAGAAAGACACATGTCTGAAAAACCAGAGCCTATGTTACGACACTTCTTCGGGATGCTCGTTGATGAGAATACTGTTATGCTTGACCCCACCTGTGGTAGTGGAAGTTCGTTGCGAGCGGCTGAGTCTCTTGGCGCAAAGCATGTGCTCGGCCTCGAAATTAATCCCGAGTTTGCCGGACTCGCCCGCGAAGCCCTCAAGAGATCCCGTAAGCTGAAAGTGGCCGAGGCCGTCACGTGACCTATAAGATAGCTCTTGTGGGCGAGGCGTGGGGAGAGCACGAGGAGCGGGAACGTGCTCCCTTCGTGGGCCCGGCTGGATGGCAGCTCAACTCGATGTTGGGCGAGGCCGGGATAGCACGAAGGGAGTGCTTTCTTACGAATGTCTTTAACTTGCGACCGAGGCCGACGAACAAGATCGAAAATCTGTGCGCTACGCGCAAGGAGGTCCGTCATGCGCTCCCGCCGCTATCATCTGGCAAGTACATCCGCGATGAATTTCTCCCAGAACTCGACCGCCTTTACGCAGAACTTACTCGAGCTAATCCGAATGTCATTGTCTGTCTCGGGGGAACTGCCGCCTGGGCAATACTACGTGACGGTAGAATATCGAAACTTCGTGGGGCAGTCGCAGGTTCCCCCGTACTGGCAGGAAAAAAGTGCATCCCAACCTTCCATCCCTCCTACATCCTCCAGGGAGGGTACGAAGCAAGGCACGTCACTATCCTCGACCTTCAAAAGGCCCGGCGCGAGTCCGAGTATCCCGAGATTAGGCGCCCACAACGAACAATCTATACCGAGCCCCTCCTCGGAGATCTCGAACAATTCTACGCCGAGCACATCCTACCCACCAAAAGGCTTGCAGTCGACATAGAAACTCGGGGGAACGTGATAACCTGCATCGGGTTCGCCCCTACGATAGACGTTGCATTGGTTCTGCCGTTTGAGGACCACCGCAATGCTTCGGGACGTTATTGGGGCTCGAAAGAGGCGGAGGTCGCGGCGTGGAAATGGGTGAAGAAGGCCCTCGCGAGCCCGTGCGAGAAGGTGTTCCAGAACGGGCTGTTCGATATGCATCGCCTGTGGAGGACTTATGGGGTTCCGGTTACTAATGCTCGTCACGATACTATGCTTCTTCACCATGCACTCATGCCAGAGTCCCCTAAGGGACTCGACTACCTCGGGTCAATCTATACATCCGAAAGTGCATGGAAGCTCGGTATCCGACTGAAACACAAGGGCACGATCAAAAAGGAGGACTGACATGGCTATTCCCAGTATACTCGCCCGCATCGCGGCGGGAGTGGCCTCCGAGGCCATAGAGGACAGTGAGGCCTCGCTCATGGCCACCCTGGCCGAGCATCTGGGCGTGCCCTTTCCCAAGGACAGTGACTCGCTGACCCTCCCCGTGGCCAGCTCCGCGATCTCTGCCATCGGCTACAAGTCGCCCGACACGATCACAGTGGTGTTCAAGCGCGGTGGCTCGTTGAGCTACGACTTCATGGGTTCACTGGACGAGTTCGCCGCGTTCGCGCTGTCGCCCTCCAAGGGAGCGTTCTTTAACGCCCACTTCAAAGACCGATGAAGGCCACTCGCACAGATCTATTGAGGCCCGGCGAGCCCAAGTCCGAGACCGAACGCCTCTGGATATACAACGGGCTCGATTGCTGTGTGACAATGGAGGTCCTCGAGGCCATCCTTCCCCAGCTTGATAACCTCACCGGGAGCACCTATGCTCTGTCGTTGGCCCTTCAGGCCCCGGTGTTAGAGATGAACCTCCATGGAGTGCTTGTCGATGAAACCGAACGAGTACGAGCTATCGAACAGTATCGAAGTGACACTGACCGCCTACAGCGGAACCTGTATCGGATCGTTCACGATGGAGTCGGATACACCAATTTCCGAGACAGCGGAAAAACTAAAGCTTGGCGTTCTAACTCCCATGTTGCTGCTCTCCTCTATGATGTACTCAAACTTCCTGAAGTACGAAAGCGAAACGAACGGGGAGAGATGGTACGCACAGTTAACCGGGACGCCCTTGAACGACTACAGATACATTTTATCGCTCAGCCAATTATTAACCATATCCTCGCACTACGAGATTTTGGTAAAAAGATTGGAGTCCTTGAGACGAAAATTGACTCCGATGGGCGACTCCGTACTTCTTATAACATCGCAGGAACTACAACAGGTAGATTTTCTTCTAGCCTCAATGACTTTGGAAGTGGTGGAAATCTCCAAAACATTGAGGAACGCCTCCGCCGTATCTTCGTAGCTGATCGGGGAATGAAGTTCGCCAACATCGACCTCGAACAGGCTGATAGCCGCAACATAGGAGCACTGTGTTACAATGTCTTCCGTGACGCGAAATATCTGGACGCCTGCGAGTCAGGTGACCTGCACACCACTGTTGCCAAGATGTCAAGACCCGAACTGCCCTGGAGTGGAGATCTCCATGCGGATAGAGGTATCGCCGAACGGCCCTACTACCGACACCACACTCTCCGCCACGTGTGCAAGGTGTTGGGACACGGTACAAACTATCTTGGTTCCCCCTTCGAAATGTCCAAGCACACCAAAATCGAGCAGTCGATCATCAAAGACTTCCAAGCGCTCTACTTCTCCACGTTCCCGGCGATCCACAAGCTCCATGACTGGGTCAAAGAAGAGATAATGAACAAGGGCTATCTCGTGACGCCCTTCGGGCGGAAGCGCTGGTTCTTCGGTAAGCGCGACGAGCGTGATACACTGAAACAGGCCGTGGCCCACCTGGGCCAGTCGATGACCGCGGACGAGATGAACCATGCCATGCTGGCCCTGTGGCGGCTGAACATAGTTCAAATCATGTTGCAGGGTCACGACTCAATACTTATACAATATAAGGAGGGCGACGAAAATGAGGTTATCCCAAGGGTTCTTTCTGCGATGCGGGTTCCCCTGGAACTCGAGGGCGGCCGCGAGTTCGTAGTGCCTGTGGAAGTGCAAGTCGGATGGAATTGGGGTAAGAAAACTGTCGATAACCCGAATGGGCTTTCCAAGTGGCACCCCCCGCAGGCATCCGAAGGCTAGGCAACTGGATCGAGTCCTACGAAGAATACACTGAAATTCTGCCATCTCCGGCATTGTTTCGCAAGTGGGTTGCGATCTTCTTCGTTGCCGCTGCAATGGAACGTAGAGTGTGGGTGAGGACCATGGGGTCCGCGCTCTATCCGAACCTCTATGTCCTGTTGGTAGGCCCGCCTGGGATAGGGAAGGGCGTGGCTATGCATCCCGCCGAGGCCATGATGCGGGACGTTCCAGAGATCCACGTCGGCCCCTCGGACATGACCACGGCCAGCATGATCGATGCTCTGAACGAGTCAGTCAGAAGGGTCATCATCCTGGGCGGTAACCCGCCCTTTGACGAATTTCACTCACTCACAGTGGTCTCCCGCGAGCTGGGCGTGCTTATCCCTGGCTGGGAGACTTCGCTGATGAACAACCT